GGATGCCAGATGCCGGAGATTAACATAGACATCGACATTGACGGGATAATGAACAAGTGGGCGCACAAAATCATAGACGATCATAGTCGTTACCTAGTGTTGTATGGTGGTGCTGGTTCTGGTAAGAGTGTAAGCGCAGCTCAGAAGATGATTATCCGCATGCTAGAGGAACAGAAACATAAATTCCTAGTCGTACGGAAGGTAGCGAATACACTTCGTAACTCGGTATTTTCCCTATTACGGGGAACGATTTCTGACTGGGGATTGTCTGAACTATTTAAAATTAATAAATCAGACATGGATATTACCTGTGTCAACGGAAATCAGATTATATTTGCTGGGCTTGATGATGTAGAAAAACTGAAGTCTATTCATGGAATAACCGGAATGTGGTTAGAAGAAGCTTCTGAGATTCTACAGGAAGACTTCCAACAGCTTGATTTACGTTTGCGTGGTCAAACAGCTAATTACAAGCAAATAATGATCAGTTTCAATCCAATCAGCATTACACATTGGTTGAAAATGGTCTTTTTTGATGCAAAGAAAACAAATAGTACCGTTGTACACACCACATACAAAGACAATATGTTCATTGATGAAGAATACAAGGGAACATTGGAGTCATTGAGGGAGCAAGACCCATACTATTACACGGTGTACGCCCTGGGAGAATGGGGGGTACTTGGTCAAACGGTATTCAATGCTCAGATTGTGACAGAGCGTTTAATGTGGCTAAAAGCAAACAACAAGGTAGTAAAGCGCGGGCGGTTCGTTTATGACTACGTTCATGAACAGATCATCGTTGATTCCATTAAGTTTATGCCTGACGAAAACGGACCACTGACCATCTACGAGGAACCGATCAAGGATTACCCATATGTGATAGGCGGAGACACGGCAGAGGGCGGTTTTGACTCATCCGTAGGCCAAGTGAGGAACAACATTACTTGGAACCAAGCAGCTGTGTGGCGTGACAGAGTAGATACTGACTTGTATGCAAAGCAGATGTTCTGCTTAGGTCATTATTACAACAAAGCGCTGATAGGCATTGAGACCAATTTTGACACCCATCCTCACAAGGAATTAGAAAGACTAAATTATCCCAAGCAATATATGAGGGAGACGATAGATAAGTTCACCTATTCCACACAACAGAAATTCGGATTCGTGACTACCAAGATCACGCGACCTATTATCATTGCTTCCTACGTACAACTGGTAAGAGATCATATGTATCTGTTTAATGACCTACCTACATTGGAAGAAATGTTAGTGTTTGTACGTGATGAGAAAGGTAAACCGCAAGCGCAGGATGGAATGCACGATGATTTGATTATGGCTGATGCCATTTGTCAAGAAATACGAGGACAGCAAACTACGCAAATACCTAAATCGTTGCCAAGCATCAAAGACTTACCTCCGGATCTACAAGAGGATTACGCAAAGGCTTCACCGGACATGAAAAAGTATCTCGCTGATAAATGGGGATTGAAAGTAGGTTGATGAGATGGGCATAAAGGATGTGATAAAGAAGATGAAAAAGACTGTGGTCAAGGTACAACGTCCTAAGAAGCTGATAAAGTGGCAGGAACGCTTAGAGGCAGCTAAGAGTGGACAAGACTTATCTTTGATGGATAAGCGCGAGTTTCTATACTTAGGCGACAGACATGTTGAGAAAAACATTAACAGTGTAAATCAGCCAAAGAAACAATCAAACAATATCTGGAACATTGGATTTGAGTTCATCGAGTCACAGGTAAACAACCAGATCCCAATGCCTACGGTGAAGAGTAAGCGTGAAGGATTCGATACCCAAGCAGCTATGATAGCAGACAGTATATCCAATGACATTAAAGAGTCAGATATTGAAGCGATAAACGACAGGAACGAACGCATCACGCCTCTTCAGGGGTTTTCGATCATCGAAGTCGCGTGGAACCCTAACTTTAAGCACCATCTGTACCGTGGAGAGATTGAGCTCATTGGTAGACATCCGAAACAACTGGTCACACAGCCTAAGGTATACAACTTACAGAAGATGGATTACTTTTTTATCCTCTCAGATGTAACAAAAGACTATGTACAGCGGCGTTATAAGAAGGATTTGTCTGGTGAGGAAGAACAGTATCCAGAGAATACACGCCTATTTGACACAGACCAGAACTCCAGTGGATCAGCAACATCCGCCCAGGACACAGAGGAAGAACCATTAACAGAAATCGTGTGCTGGTATAAGGACGAAGACGGGGATATATGCAAGTATGTGTGGATTAATGATACTGAGCTTGAAGATTTACCTAAGTTCTTCTACCGCAGAAATAAAGATGGCACATACATGGAAACTGAAATTTTAGATCGTGACATCGTAGATGTGGATGGCAGGCCGATTGCCTATAAGGGCGAAAAAGTGCCAATGTTTATACCATCCCGATATCCGGTGAGTGTACGCATCAACGTTCCGCGAAACTTTCACTTTGGTGGACAGAGTGATCTTGATGTTATTGGAGATCAGCAAGATTCCATCAAGCGAGTTGTACACAAGATGGAGGAAAAGATCATTAAGGGTGGTAGTGCTATTAAAGCCCTTGAAAGCCATGACAGACTCAAAATAACGGACGAAATATACCAGATCATTAAAGGGACGCAACAGGAACTAGCGGCCATTGAAACGATTGACCTTACTGCTGACATAAGCAAAGACTTACTATACTGCCAAGAGCAATATAGAATCGCTCAGAGCATGCTAGGCATCACCAATAGCTTCCAAGGTAAAGAAGACGTCACGGCAACGAGCGGTAAGGCTAAGCAGATACAAGTACAGCAAGCATCAGGACGACTCAACTCCAAGATGTTCAATAAGAACGTTCATTTCAAGGAGTTATTCGAAATCATATTCGAACATAAGATTGCCTTCTATGATGAGATACGACCATATCTCGCACAGGATATTGAGGGTAATGATTCTTTTGGTGAGTTTGATAAATACCTGTTACTCCAACGAGATAAGCGCGAAAACCTCTACTGGAACACAGATTTCCTTATTGGCACAGATGGCGTATACGGACTTCCGAAGGATCCGATGTTTATGTATGAGCAGACTATGGCGTTATTCAGTGCTCAGGCAATTGACGTACAGCAGTTGTGGACCATCCTAGAAGGTTTACAGTTCCCGGCAGCGAGTCGGATCAAGCAACAATGGTCTGAAAAGATGAATCAGCAGGAACAAATGGCTCAAATGGAGCAGATGATAACTGAGCTTCAACAGCAGATTGAGCAAATGGGCGGTGAGAATCAGCAATTACAAGGAGCGTTGGAACAAACTTCACAGAGTAACGCACAGGCTGAATCAGATGCTATACAAGCAGCTAACGAAGGACAGCGACAACAATATGAGCAGCAGCGCCAGCAGGAAGACAGTGCTCATCAGAAGGCTATGGATATAGCTAAATTACAAGTTGAGGCATCGAAGGTAGCTCAGACTGGTAGACAGAAGGAATCAGCATGAAGATAAACCTTACCGCTGAAAATTTGATTGATTTTATGGCCGTTTATTCATGTTGTGATACAAGACAATTCGTATATAAAAATGAACTACAGAAGTCAACAGAGGTGCTATGCACGGAATGTGAAACTCCAGTAATGTTTCGTGGTTCAAACGGGTTATGGTATTACGCTGGTAACAAAGTATTTGAATAAATCAGGACGCTCCTAGTCGTAGGGCGTCCTTTTTCATGCCGATTTTCGGGCTAACTTATCTGAAAGGTGGTGAGCAACATGGCTAATAATGGCGGCGGAGGTTACAAGGTTCCTAACTCTTCTAGTGGAGTAGTTAAGGCACCAAACGCAATTATCAAGAATCAAGGTTCACCAAAGAAAACAACTGGTGGAGATTTGAGAGCAAAGTAACAACAATCGCAGGGTGGGCTGTAGCAACAACCACAGAAGGAGTGACCTTATGAATAAAATAAGCAGAAAAACGGTAGAAGTCGCTGACCTACCTAGACGATATCCGATGAATCTCCAACTGTTCTCAGAAGACGGAACGCCATCTTTGGAGGATAGTCCAGAGTATCAATCAGACATGAACGAGTTTGATAGCAAAATGCAAAGATTCATGTCTGAACGGGAATCGCCTACAAATGAAGAACCAACTGAAACTGTAGAGGACTCTGAACAAGCAGAAACGCCGGAGGTCGCTGAACCGGAAGAGAAGCCTAAACAGGACTCAGAGACGAATAAAGCTTTCCAAGAGATGCGCAAACAATTAGATGCGGAGAAAGCGCGCGCCGCAGAAGTTGAAGCAAGAGCAAAGAAAGCAGATGAGCTCATCGCCAAACAGTATGGTGAGAGTCATGGAATATATACCGTAGAACAATATGAACAACGTTTACAGGAAGAAGAAGAACGCGCCAACATTGAACGTTATGAGGGCGCAGGATTAACACCTGAAGAAATTCAGATGTTGAAAGAATATCCTCAACTCAAGCAATCATCGACTGCTGAACAAGAAGCTAGACGCTCTCAAGAGTTGGAGCAAGGATGGGTAGAATTGTTTGAAAAGTTCCCCGACCTTGGAAAAGCGGTGGAAGATCAGAATCAAGAAGCCGTTAACTTGTTCTACAACGACAAGATGAAAAAGGAAATGGAACGCGGAGCTTCACCTTTAGCTGCTTACTTAAGTGCAAACTTTGACGCGGTATTAGAGAGCCGCCTAAAGAACGTACAGGAAGCCGCAAAGCAGGAAGCACTGGATAAGCTCAACAGCAAGGAACACTTAGCTCCTAATGCTTCAACGGGTGGCGAAGTTGACCATGTTGAGATTGATGATGAAACTATGAGGGCTTACAGAGCCTTGAACAAAGGTAAAACCGATGCGCAAATACGTGCATGGCATAAAAAACACGCTAAATAGGAGGCAATAACATGGCAAACGCACCAGGATTTAGACCGAAGATGCGCCCGGGTATGGGTGAACTTCCTTTCGAATATTTACTTTTAACCGATGCAGAAGGCGCAACGCTTGGCGAGGGTCTTGTGTTGACTAGTGGACGTTTGACGAAAGCAGGTCCAACAGTGAAACCTCAGTTTGTGTCAGTACGCACCCAAACGGCTGAAACAACAACCGTTACACCACTCCCTGTATGGCGCGTAGACGCGTTGCAAGAGTGGACAACACAATCTACAGCGACGGTTGCCGCAACGCTTAAAGGCGCTAAGGTGACGCTACACACGGACGGTATGAAGGTTACTGCAACGACAGCAAGTGGCGTATTTGAGATTGACGATACTGATGGAGCTACCACGACATCCAATGTCAGTGGACGCTTTGTATAAGGGGGCTAACTAGATGATATTTTCTAAAGCAGCAGGACTAAATGATTCTGTGTTCGGTAAGTCGCAGGAGCCAATTAAAATGATGTTGACCGATCAGAAGGAAGCATTCGAGTCTGAGTCCGTCATTGATAAAATCTTCTGCATGGATGAGACAGGTAACTTTGCTGAGAAGTACACTTATGAAACATCTTTAGGTGATTTTGAAGCAGTAGGAGAGCAAGGAGCCTACCCTGAATCATCTTTCCAAGAAGGATTTGCTGCAATCGTCGAACCGGATGAATGGAAACTACAATTCTCCGTTACTCAAACGATGATTGAAGATGCGAAGATGGGTAAAGTGAAGCAAAAAGCGTACGGATTTATGAAGTCATACCACCGTGGCCGTGAAAAGTTTGGTCTTGGTATTCTAAACAATGGTACAAGTTCCTCTATGCTGTTTGGTAACAACAATAAACAGTTTGATATTCGTGGTGCAGATGGACTGGCTCTTTTCAATACAGCACATCCTTCTAAAACAGGTGGATATGGAACACAATCCAACTACATCTCCAACCCGTTCTCCTACGATGCTCTTTGCCTAGCAGAAGAATCTATGCAGTACATCCGTAACGACGATGGCGAGATCATGGACATTAGCCCTGACACGATCATCATCCCATCTAAGGCGCGCATTAAGAAGTTGGTGTTTGATGCCATTGGCGCTGAGGAAGGATCGCCGAACACAGCTAACAACTCCTTCAACTTCCAATATGGTCGTTGGAATGTAATTATGACTCCTTACCTTAACAACACTGCAGGGATCACTGCTGGTACTGATACTTGGTATTTGGCTGACTCTAAGTGGATGGAAATGTACGAAGGATTGATCTTCCTTGATCGTATTCCTTTGAACGTTCGTTCATATGTGGATGAAAAAACCGATGCTAACATTATCAAGGGTCGCGCACGTTGGGTGGCTAAACCTAACAGATGGAACGGAATTCTGAAAGCAGATCCGGGACTTTCCGGGACTCTGTTAACATAGGAGGGATCATATGCCAGCAAGCTCAGGAACAACCAGCTTTACAGGACTGGCACTTGGTGACAACGATCTATTTACAGGCGTACTTAACGGTACGTCTGTTTTTGATCCTGCATCACTTGCAACGTATACCGGAACATCATCCAGCGCTATCACAGTTGCTGGTGCAGCACTAGGAGACTTCGTAATCGTGACTGCGCCATATAATTTGGCTGGAATCATTGCAAGCGGCACTGTTAGCGCTGCAAACACAGTCGTTATTACACTATTCAACGCCTCAGCCGCAACAATTGACCTTGCATCTGGTGTATGGAAAATAAAGGTGCTGAAGGGGTGACGCATATGGAACAGCGTAGCACTTGGGGCAATGCTGTTGGCAACACTTCGAGAAAAAAGAATAAACTCCCCTTCAGAGGATTCCAAAAAGAAACTGATGATATGAACGAATCACAACGTAAAGGTGTCCAAGTCTGGAATGAAATGGTCACTAGGTTGATTGAAGTTGGAGAGATGAAGGACAAGTAGAAGGGGGCTATAGGCTCCCTTTTTTTACTTTAGGAGGGATAAGATGTTAGTACCTATTGAACTATTAGAATCTCAAATTAGTCGAACAGAACATCAATTACTGATGCATCTGATCATTGAACAAAAGGAAACGAATAAGTTACTTCAACAATTGGTAAAACCACAACCAACAAACCGAAAGGCGGTAAATAAATGACCGGACGTGTAGCAGTTGAACCATTTTCAAGAGCTGTATCCGTTACACCGAGTGATACAACTTTAATCGCGCCCTCTAGGGGTATCATGGCATCCGGAGGAACGGAATTAGCTATTGCATTTCAAGATGGAAGTACCGTAATACTCACTAATATTACTCCTGGATACATTTACCCAGTGTCAGTAGTAAAGGTATTGGCTACCGGAACCACAGCGACAGATATTATCGCATTTTATTAAGGCGGTGACTCATGCTAGTACAAGAAATTGTTGAAGAAATCATAGAGAAACTGCCAGAGAATAATGTGCCTGTTGTCTCTATCTTACGCAAAGTTACTCAAACAAGAGATAGACTTATGCGCAATGTGAGCTCGTCACAGGCTCAATCAGAGGTATTGAATCAAGCTTTTGATGTGACTGTTGGGAATGGGTTGTTTGATCTTATATGCCCTCCTGGTAACATCACAGAGGTTGTGATACGTAAATCAATCTACAATAATCAACCGTTCATGGATGATCCTTCTGATTGGATAAGAGTACCATTGAAACCCTTTAACGATCAGGAACGTGGACCATATTACTACTTAGTCGCAGGACAAATAGGGATATTCCCTCCACCTGCTTATGACATCTTTTATGGATTTAAAATGTTCTATACTCCTGCTATTGGTGAACTAACCATGGATGATCTAAATAGTGGCAGTGGATTTGATCCTGATTTTGATATGTTGCTGGTGTACGGTGTTTTACGAGACTTAATGCCAGAAAATGAAAGTTTTGAGGTTCGGTATCAGCAAATATATAACGAGTACCGAAGAGCAACAAACGATTACGTACACTTTGTTGTACAGGAAAGTTGGTGATACCATGACAAATCGTTATCCTTGGAAAGAAAACACGAGCCAAAACACTGCAGACCAAGACGATCCACGCTATGAGACTCCGGGCGGTGCAGCAAACAAGATCGAGCAGTCATTACAAGATTCGAAGGAATACACAGATGCAAGGTTATCATTACCTGAGTTGCCTATCCATAATGGAGCGATTGTAGAGCGTCACATACGTGATGAAAATGTCAGCTCTCGTACGATTGCACAGAAGGCTGTCACACTTAACAAGATGGCTGATGATGCGTTATCTGGTTCGAATCATAGTTATGGAGGACGAGTTAACGCTAACACCGTCACAGAAGCTATTGACACACTTGATGATCGAGTGCAGTATTTTATCGATAATTCAGGAACGAGTGTAGCTGAATTGTTAGATGCAAGACTACCTGCAACTGGTCCTGCGTTTCCAAACGTTAGAGATAGATTGAATAAATCAGATGAACAGTTAGCAAAAACTGCGGATGATTTAAGAGATGTGTTGGATACTGATAAAGTCTCTAAACAAGTCACACTTACAAACCAAGATATTGTTAATCCGCTTACGACAATGTTAACTGACAGCAGTAGTCGAGGGATCAGATACGCATATTTTGATAAAGAATCAGAAGTGCAGTTGAGCACGCCACTCCCTCAAAAAGATGTTTTATTTATTGGAAAAAGCTGGGTCGGTAAACAGCACGAGAATAATGCTTTTTACCACATTTCAAATAGCTTAAATTCTTTTCATGGGAAGATAAATAAGAATCACTGCAAATTTACTCAGCTAAAGGCAGCGATTGCAGTCAGTCGGCCAATTAACGTCACAATTTGGGGAGATAGTATTTCTACTAATAGTGATTTACTTAACGCTAATACAACCAGCGTTAGCAGTTCGGAGAATAGTCCGGATGGAATCACTGAGGGGGATAGCTACACTTCCTTTCTGTATGATTTATTTGCTGATAGTATGCCAGATAAAACATTGAATTTTCATAACCGTGCTATAGGTGGAACGAGGTTGAGCGAATGGAACGATGCAAAAACGTTTAATTCCGTTTCAAAGGCTTGGGTTGAACATATCAAGGATACTGCCCCGGACGTACTTATCATTGCTTTTGGGATGAACCACAGCACGTATGACCGAGCACGAGTCTTTGCAAGTGATTTAAAAAAAATAACTGATTATATAAATGCAAACTTTGCAATTAAACCGGACTTAGTTTTTGTTTCTACACCAAGACCTACTTATAGACCTGAAAATGCTTGGGGTGCTTTTCAAGAACACGCTAGTCGCCAAATAACTGCAAATGTACTTAGGAATAACGCTTCTAAATATAAGGCTTACCTAATCGACGTAAACAGATTAAGCAATATAAAGCGCTCTGGAACTGATTGGGAACTACCCACATACAGAGAATTTGACCCCGCGCCATTCATGGCAAAAGACAAAGATGTTAACGGTAATTATGTGTTCACTGGAACGACCTCAGCGGTAGAAGTCGCAAAGTATATGAAGGATTTCGTAATAAAATGTACCGTGACGTTCAGTGGATATGCTGTAGACGGAGACAACTTAAATATTAGGTATGGTAGAACACAGGTTGCTGGTTTTAACAATAATCAGGTTCAGATTACTCCTAATTCGCCAACCAACGGCAATAAATCATTAGTTCTTAGCTACGCAAAAATAGCAGACTACACGAACTGGGGGAGCAGCGGCATGTCGGCATCTAAAATTCTGCCCACCTCTGAATCAGTATTTAATATCCGCATTGAAAAGCGCGGTAGTGTCTTAGAGGTGCATAGAGAGGTAGGTGGAGTTGCCCAGGGGCTACTTCTGAGGGATAAATTAGAAGTCTGGGACTCAATCGGAAACTTGGTCATTGTCCACAACGGAATAACATCAGGTGCAACAACAACCATTTCAAACTTTCGAATGTTTGAACCTCTGTATACCGACTATTTACCAGAGTTAACCGAAAAGATGGCGTGGGGCAACTTTAATCCCTCTGATACAGGATTAAAAACTCCGTATGGAGGCAATGGGGTTAACCATCCGTCAAGCATTGGCATTAAGGATATGTACCTGCCGTGTGTCGAGGAATTTGTATCGGACATTGCTGATGTTTATCGTAATAGTTAATAGGACGATACTGTGCAACTCCAATAAAACCTCCGGTAACTATCCGGGGGTTATTTGCATTAGAAGGGAGGCTTACCATGACACTACCATGGCGCGGAACCACGCCGGAGATTGCGAGCGAAGATGACTCCCGGTACGAAACGCCGGGAGGGGCACAAAACAAAGTCAATGTATCACAGGAGTATTTGCTTCACTTGCTTAAGCTTGCGGTTACAGGGCTGAGTAATGGTTCAGAGGCGGCGATAGCGCGGAACAGTACGCCGTATGGGATTACCTATGATTGGTTAAAGGATCGGCTGGATGCTGCAGACAAACGGGACATAAGCGTTGAAAAAAATTTAGGATCTAGCTCCGTAAATGTTAAGAGCCCTCCGATTCCATTAAATGCAGCAATTGGTGATAATGTTGCTGATGATGGAACTGCTATCCAGAATATTGTTAACTATGGGATGTCTGTAGGAAAGAATATCTATTTTCCTGCAGGAGTGTACAAAACCAGTGCCACTATCACCATGGATAGAAATGTGGAAGGTCAGCAGGAACGCATTAGTTTGTATGGAGATGGCGCAGGGTTATCTATCTTCAACTACACCGGATCAGACGTTTTCCTAGATATGATTGGGTCGTTAATACCTAACCAGACATTAATCAGCAGTGCAGGTTTATCTTCGTACCAAAATATACGTGACTTGGGTTTTAGTGGGAACAATTACTTAGGAACAGCGATCAGAACATCAAACAACAACCATTTCAAAATGACGAACGTAAAGATCTTTGGTTTCGATTTTGGTATGCACATGATCGATATGGAGCAAAGCATGTTTGAAAACGTAAGTATATCATGGTGCCAAAAAGGGATGTTGTTCGAACAAAAAACGCCATTTGATTCCTATAGCACAAGACCTAACATTCTCAACTTTTATGGATGTATTGTAGGTGCTTGTTTGCAGTATGGAATCCATACAAAAGGTGGGACTGAGTTCAACTTTGTTGGTGGAATGATAGCGAACAACGGATATAATAACTCAAATAACATGAGTGATTTTTCATGGGGAATAAAGGTTGAAGACGCAGGATATCAAGGTGGGGTTGCTTGCAATCTTATAGGTGTATATTTCGAGGATAACGCTGGAAAATCAGACGTGTGGTTCCAAAATAACGCAAATGAAACCCCAATCATCAATGATTCTGTTTATAACGTGCAAGGATGCAGTTTTAATCGCGCAAATAATTTATACTTCTCTAAGAATAACATCTTATGTACTTTTTCTAGTGGTGCAGGAGTTCAAAAACTGTGCTTAATGGGTTCAAGTTTTAAGTATTACGGATCATATGTACAAAATGTTGGTAGAAAAAACATTGAATTTGATGGATCTGTATTAACCGCGACGAGAGAAAATTTTGAGTCCATTGGTTGCATATTCAAATCTAGCATAGAGGGAATGGTAGTTAACACAATTGCCAAACCATTCATCGAAGCATCTAAGACGACTCTGCAATCCATTACAAGCGGTTCTTGGCAGAAATGGCAGCTAAACACTGTACCCATCCAAAAAAATGGTGACATGTCTTTGAATACTTCAACCAACGTTGTCAATATCGCTGAATCTGGTGTGTATTCCTTGAGTGCTAATGTCATATTTTCAGCAAATGCTACAGGAAAAAGAGGTATTAGAATCGTACATTCTGTTTACGGGGTACTATCAAATGTATACGTAGACGCAGAAACGACACAGTTTGATTTAACGGTGTCCACAACGAGGGTTTTATCTACACCTGGTAGTGTTTATGTGGAAGTGTACCAATCAAGCGGATCTGGTTTAAACATAAATGGTGCTGATAGTTCTTATACAGTGCTTAATGTAACGAAAATCCAAGATATGTAGGTGGTAAAATGAACTTACAACAAATCATCAACGAAGCTGACCTACTGGTCCCAAACGAAGTACCTATATCCGACAAGGTAATGTGGCTGAACGCACTCAACCAAGACTTTTTCAACGTAGTCAAAATACCACGGGTGATATCACTCAACCCATTAGTAGATCAGTCCACATACACGCTATCAGCTGAAGTAAGGCTGAAGAATATCGACCTCCTAACGGTGGGGCTAATCAAGTATAAGGAGCTATTACCAACCGCACCTAACCCGTTACAGAACACATATACATTCGACGACAGCACATATACTCTAACTTTGCGTCCTGCGCCGTATAGCAGCGGTTTGCAGGGCGTTTTACGTTACAGTAGGATTGCTACAACCAACTTTACTCCAAGCGACCTGAGCGCGGTTCCAGAGGCTCCTGAGGAGTATCATTGGAGCTTTATACCGGGGCTTGCATCCTTCTTAGCAAGTGCGGTTGACGACGATGTTAAATCTAGCCGTTATGAAGCACAGTACAAGACTGCATGGAACAAAGCGGCCCAAAACTACGTTGGGAGTGTTGCACAATGAGTAGGCTGATTCAGTACGAAATACCAGAGCTACGCGGACCACTACCAGGTATTCAGGAGCCTATCAGCATCAGGCAGTGGCAGGGATTGAACACCTTCGATCCTTACAGCATTGCCGAGTCACAACTTACCGACATGTACAATATGAGCACAAGTGATTACCCTGCCCTCTCTGTGAGGACGGGGTTTTCTGTTTTAGGTACGTTTGGCAGCAGAATATTAGGAATGGGCGCGTGGAAGAGTGAGCTTCATGTAATCGCCAATGACGGGGTCTGGCATAGGTGGAATGGAAGCACATGGACAACGCTACTCACTGGTCTTGATACGTCAGCTGAGTGGTCGTTTACAGTGTTCCAAGGCAACCTAGATGATATCAACCTGATCGGTGTAAATGGGCTTGTAGCAAAGCGCTACGATGGCTCAGCGGTCGTGGATCTGGGCGGTGTTCCAGCAGGACTTAAATATATTACCACTTACAGCAATCGTCTGTGGGGATCCGTAGGAAAGGAACTACATGCTTGTGCGTTAGATCAGCCTACAGAATGGGCTACATTTGCAGGAACCGAGGAAGATAGCTTTGTGAAAGATATGGAATCAACGCGTGGTGAGGATATTAACTTCCTCTCTGGATCACTATCCAGGTTAACCATTGGCTTGAAGAACAGCATACATGAGCTATACGGTGACCTTCCGTCGAACTTCATGGTGAAGCTCATAGTGGATGGTGTTGGCGTTATAAACAATAAATCCTCGGCCACTCAAGAAGGCATCATGCGCATTATTGATGAACGCACAATATACGACTACGCCGGAGGAAACCTGCCAAGTGCGGAATTCTCACAAATCGTAGGTAAATACCTTTCTGCAATGGACACTAATGTTGCTGCCGGATCAGACCCAGACAGACTGTACTTTCGTACTCACACAAACGAAATTATGGTGTACGATTCACGCTCTGGCGTAAATTGCTGGAGCCGATGGGCAAACATTGATCCAACATTTTTTTACGTGTTGGATGATGTGATGTACATCGGTGATAGCCTAGGACGAGTACTAAAAATGGATTCCTCCACCAACGATGCAGGATCGCCTGTAAGCTGGTCATTCACCACCAAGCCATTTACCAACCCTACTATGTCACAGCGTCAGCGGTGGCTTAAATTGTGGCTGTACGCTGAGATTCCAGTAGGAACAACCATCAACATCTATCTATCCACCACAAAGGACGGAAACGACTTCAACCTTGTGCACACCGTTACTGGTACAGGTTCCAAGGTTGAGCGCATTATCATCCCGGTGCGCAGCGTGGTACTAGAAAACACTGTGAGAGTCAAAATATCCGGTACCGGACCAGCGAAGATACACGAACTAGTACGCCAAATCAGACAGTTGTCACTATTTTAGGAGGGTTATCATGGGTATATGGAAAATGTCTCAACTCAAGGCACCACCACTGACGGATGACGTGAAGGAATTGCGAGAGTATATCAAATATTTGTCTAATCAACTCGCTTCAATGCTGAAGGATCTGGACTTTACCTTGAACGGAGACGTGGATTTCAGGAACGTCCGCGCCAAATCAATCAAGGCTGATCGAATGGATGTAGACGAGCTTTCAGCTATCAGTGCTAATCTAGGGCACATCGTAGCTGGACTTATAGAGTCGGTGCAGATATTTGGATCCTATGTAGCTACTCGTAACGGCGCTTTTCCTCGGGCAGAACTTAATAACACGGGTGATTTGCTGGCGGTTTATACGGATGCGAATAATTACTTGACGATTGAGCCAGGGATCACAGGTGAGCCAACAGTAACTATTAGGAAGTCCGGGGCGGTGTCATTAATTCTCGGTCCTGCGTTTGGATTAACCGGACTTTTAGCGAGTACACCAATAGTACTAGGTACGCAAAACGGAAATACAAACATAGTGTGTGGTGATTCAGACGATGTAATTATTCCTTCATGGTCTCAGTTTAAAAACACAGAAACTGGAACTTCTCTTCAAGCAGAATTAGACTCTATTAGAGCTGAATTAGCTGGAAAAGCTGATATTTAACACTCTGTATAAATTCCTATTGTGATGGTACAATTAGGAAAAACTGTTACGGAGGTTGTCGAATCATGAAAAAGATAATTACAGGAGCAATTGCAGGGGCGCTTTTGCTAACAAGTGTATCAGTATTTGCAGATAGCGCTAGTTTAGTAGGGAAAAAAGTTCAGGGATTGTTCACAGTTGAACAAAATGGAACCAAAATAGCAGAGGCTGTTATCATTGATGGCGTTGCATATGCTCCAGTAAGAGCAGTTTCTCAAGCTGCAGGTGTTCAATTAACGGTAGAAGGGAAGAAAATCATAATGAACGAGGCTATAGAACCAACACCAACTCCTGCCGCAACTTCTGTTACAAATAGACCTACAATTTCAGAAGAGCAGGCTAAGGAAAATAAAATAGTATCTCTTACAGGGAAATTAGCTACGTTATCTGGGAAAATCGCAATGGCAGAAGCTCAACTCAAAGATAAACCCGATAACGCTGAATTGCAGCAGAAAGTCATTGATCTGAAAGCAGAGTATGCCACACTTGAATCCCAACTAGCAGAACTACAAAAGTAACCATTCAACTCAATTTTGAGTTCAATCATTCTTTAGTTTACAATTTGCACCTTTGCGGTTATTTATTATATTAACGAACAAAAAGACCTTACTCATAAGAGCAGGGTCTTTTTGTTGGCTGTAACATCAAAAGATTTTGTTTACATTTCGGGGTGTTTTGGGCTATTTATATACAACGAAAAAAACGAAGGACTACCGGATTATGGAGAGTCCTTTTTGTTATTCATTATCATCTATAAACCCAAATTCATCCCATGGATTACGGCTTAAAATATCATCCATTAAATGCTCGGGCATCATTGGTATTTCACTAAGCAACGGAATTAATTCTTCTTTTTTTTGTTCATACTCAATTTTATATTTTTTTAAAGAATTTTTGATTGATGATATTCTAGACTCAACCATTTTAGGATCGGAGGGATCGAAATATTTAAATGTAATGTTAGTACTATAAGGATTTAGTTGTATCTCTTGTAAGTCATTCATAAATTTCAAGATAGTTCTATATAAAGCTATCAATTGACTATTCAGAATCAATGTTTTACTTGTAAAGTCTGTTACACCCAGCATGAAATCGACCGACTCACCAACCACATAGGGCAATTTAGCCAAAACTTCTAATTTTGGTTCTCTTTGACCTTGCTCAATCTTTGTATAACCAGGTCGTGACATTGCTATTGCTTCGGCTACTTCAAGTTGAGTCAAACCTTTTCTTTCTCTTAGCCATTTAAGGCGTGCGGAAAAAATATCCACTTAAATCTCTCCTCACTATTTACAAAGTACCTTATTGACACTATAATTAACCTATAACTGCTCGTGTATGACCCATTTTGTCACATAAAAGGAGGTGAAACACATTGTCGAGCACACTTCATAAACTACAATATTTACGAAAGAAAAAAGGCATGAGCCAGGATCAAATGGCTCAGAAATTAGGAATGACAGTTCATGGTTACCGCAAAATCGAACAAGGATCGCGTAGAATGACACTAGAATTAGCAATTAAAATTAAAGGTATCGTAGATGTGGCACATATCGAAGATATATTGGATGCTGGATAACCCAATATGTATCATTCTACATTTGTAAATTATTTTTTACAAGGAGGATTAAGATGAATATTCGTATCGAAAACTGGATGGGTCATGATATTCGTTTTGTAGAGGTTAGTAAAGGAGAATGGTTAGGCATTGCGAAGGATGTGGCTGACGCTTTGCAGTATAGTGGAACAAATGCAATGACACGTCACTTAAAAAGTAAATTTCTCACAAGCGTCAGATTGACGGGTATGAATCAAAAGCTAACCGCTATAAGTGAACAAGGAATTTATAAGGCAATTACTCGTTCGCAAAGACCTGAAGCTGAAGAATTCGAGGACTGGATTTTCGAAATGTTAAAGTCTATTCGTCATGCTACTGGACTTGAAGCCTTTCAAATATTCAGAATGGTAGATAAGGATCATCAGAAAGAAGCGATGGCAAAATTAAGAGAAAGCTTGAGAACTCCAGTAAGAGTGGATTTTATCAAAGCAAATACTATTGCAAATAAGGCAATCTCTTCAGTTCATGGACATCCGAAAATGTTGAAGAAAGAGCAAATGACACCTGAAATGCTGGTAGAGCGACAAGATATTCTTGACGACACAGTTAATCTCATGTCTATGGTGGACAAGTTCAGGCTTGATATACCAGTATCCAAAACAATCTATGGAAAGTACTTAGGAGATGAACAAAGAAATCGTACAGCTAACTAAAAAAAGCCGCTATTCAGCGACTCATCTCGGTTACCTATTCAGCTTGGCGGTCGTCTAGGTAACCACACAGAGGGCAAAGCCCTTACATACACATTGTACCATCCCCACATCACAGAGTAAACGGTCTTGCCCTCCACTACAGGAGGGAAATGATGCAAAATGTACCGAATAGCTTGACACAGGGTAGTATCATAGACTCACTGGGCCCGATGGACTCCGAAGGCTATAAAAAGCTACGTGAAAAGATAGCATCAATGAACGACGAAACGTTTGAAGGCTTCATAATATCGATTGAACGTACGATCGGACTTATAAACTAATCCAAGGGTGCTCCTAACAGGGCGCCCTTTTTATATACACTCTCACTCAAGGAGGTCAACCATGGCACAGAGTATGTTCAATCTCGATACGATCCGCAAGGCTAAGCAGTCCTATAAGGCTAATCCAACGACAACGCCTAGCACAAGCTCACGTGTAAACCCTGTTCAAGCGATGTCACAGGCTACGAGCTTAGTGCCAACAAAGACTATGACACCTACTACAGCTGCAAGTGCTGCGCAGAAGATGGTAGCAGCAACAACTACGCCATCACGCACAGAGCAGACCCTTGGCAACATATCTAGTGCTGTGAACACACCATTTACCTATGATGCTGATTCAGACCCAGCTTATCAGGCGGCTGTTAAGGCGGCACAGCAGAACTTAGCAGTGAACCAGAAGAACACTAACGCTCAGCTCAGAGCCACGGGGCAAGGTAAATCCTCTTATTCGGAGACAGTGGCGAATCAACTGGCTAACCAGAGCGCGGAGAACATCGCTAACAATGTGCTGCCGATATACGCACAGCAAGCGTACAAACAGTACCAGGACAACATAGGAAACCAGCGTAACCTGTACCAGGACTACAACCAGCAGGACTTCCAGAACCCAATTACTAAATCTCAAATAACTGGAAATCTTGAGTTACCAGCAGAAGCACAGGAAGCATATAGACAATTAATTGAGAAGAAGAATGCCGCAGAATCATCTACTATTACCCGCGATCAAAGAACACAACTTAGCAGCGAGGCAGATAAAATAAGAACCTTTTTAAGTAGTTTGGGTGTAAATATCGGAGATTTGGGAGCAAATAAAACAGCAGCGCAAGCAAGTTCTGTGCCGTTGAGCATTCGAACACTGGCAGGGCAGGATCAGGATCAATCAGTTAAAAACGATAACCTTGCAGCAGCCACAGCAGTGTCTAACATGACTGGCAAAGTAATCACGCCGCAGACAGATTGGCAGGGGCTTGTGAGGCAGGCTGGTAACCCGAATACGCCGCTCACAGCAAATCAACAGATGCAGACAGAACAGTTTGCATATCAAAAGGCGCGTGACGCGATCTCTGATAAACAATGGCAACAATCCTTCGATTACAACAAGGAGCAAGGTGGGTTGGATTATGCACTTCGCAAGCTTTCACAGCAAAATGATCAATCCTACCGTCAGGCTCAACTTGCACTATCAGAGGATGATAACGCAAGAGCTTGGGCAACGCTTGATTACCAAACTTCTCAGCCAACAGCAACTAAATATTCCGGTATGACTGCTAACCAAGTATTAAACAACATCAAGGAAGCATACCAAGAGCCTGTATATACCGAAACGGTCAATCCTCTGACGAAAGAGGTAACAAAAGTTGAGTCTGGTAAAACTAAACTTACAACAGACCCAACCAAGCTAAGTCAAATGTTTGAGTCAGTAGTTGGGGCTGGACTGAGCGAAGCAGAAACCAAACAAGTCCTTCTTTCGCTCGGCATGTCTATGAAAGATATCGAAGCGAGAGCGAAATCGTACTCGGGAAACTGACTAGCCCCACAGCAAGTGCTAGTGGGGCTAAGTTGAACAGTAGTTTAGGTGGTTCGCTTAAAAACTCGGGCGACATATTTGCAGCTGCTGGTAAAAAATATGGTATTGATCCAGCTCTTTTAGCTGCAATCGCTATACACGAAACTGGTAATGGTACAAGCAACGCTGTTAAAAACAAGAATAACGTTGGTGGAATGATGGGTAAAAACGGACTCATGACCTTTAATAGCTTAGAGGAAGGAATTGACAAGATGGCGTCCAACCTTAAACGAAACTACTTTGATAAAGGTCTGACAACCATTGAAGCGATTCAGAAAAAGTATGCTCCGGTAGGTGCTAGTAATGACCCTACAAACCTCAATAGTAACTGGGTGAATGGAGTTAAGAAATATTACAAGATGTTTGGGGGTTAAAAAATGTCAATCTTTGATGCGGCACGAAATAAAATACGCGGTGAAGAAGCTAAACAAAGAGTTTTGGAACGCGTATATAATCCCAAACCGACGGAACCAGAAGAAGTGGAAGACATGTTTTCTTCTGTCAGAAAACATTTGGCTAACCCTTCTGCTACACCTCAGGCGCCAGCGACAACCGTCGCAGCTCCTGAGGTTGCAGTTAATCCAATCACCAAAAAGGTGTTGGAGTCTACTTTAAATAGCGTTATGAATCCACAGGTTAAACCTTCAACAAAAAAAGAATCATCACTCGGATCAAAACTGATGGATGGTATACAAGAATTTAACGCCTTCACAGACCGGGCGAAGTCAGCTGCTACATTTGATCTTACTGGTTTAGTTGATCAAATATTCACTAAAATAGGACCAGAAGAAGCAAGAAAAGCACAACAAGAATCTATAGATCGTGCTAAAAATGCTAAAGGTGGAATTGTCGCTGATGTAGCTGGTTCCTTATTGAGTGGTCAAGGCGCTTATAAACTAGGTGGAGAAATCGTAGGTCCGCTTATTAAAAATGCGCCAAAATTAGTCCAACAACTTGTGAAAGGCGCTGCTGCAGGTGCTGCATTCGAAGTACCTAGACAGACTTCTCAAGAGATTGCGGAACGTTTTGGTGGGGATAAACAAAGTATGAATCAACGTTTGGCAAACGTTGGTGTTTCTACGGCTCTTGGTGGACTTACAGATCTTGGTATTGGGGCTGGTGGAATAGCGAGCAAGGGAATTAAGAACAACCTTCTCAGCAAGGCTACAGGAGGAGCTATTGGACTCGGATCGTTAGGCGCTGGGCTTGGAGTAGCGAATGAGTTCCAAGAAGCACAGTCCGGTCAAGAACAATCTTTAGGTGGGCGAATCGGAGATGTTGCGAAGTATGCTCTAATTGGCGTTGGTCTTGGTACTCTAGGCGGTTCTGCTTTATCTAAACTTATGAAAAAGAATGGCGTTCCTGAAGAACAAATAGCAGAAGTGTTAGCTTTACCAGAAGGCAGAGGTACTATCCGTCAAGCGGAAGCTGCTAATCGTTCCAACGTATCCGCAGGTGTTGATCCAATAATTAACCCATCAGATTTCAAAGCAGAGCCTTTAGCGTTGCCGCAAGGAGAAGTTATCAGCCCTACAGTAGCGAAGCGTAGAACACCAGAAGTAAATATTTATCGTCAAAAGTTTGAAAATCTTATTGCCGAAGCTCAGAAACGACCGTTTAGTCCCGGAAGAGAAGATATCGAATTAGAAAACCTATGGGGGCAAATGGCTGAACGTAATGATCCCGGCCTAGATGAACTCATTAGTTTAGCTTATCCAAAACGCACAACACAAACTCCACAACGTGGGATGATTGAGAACGCGCGTAATTATCAGATGGCACGTGATGTGTACGGAATAGGAAACCCCGTTAAGAGTAACGCTGAACTTGCTCCGAAACAAATATTAGGAGAAGTAGCCGCACCAAGGACGATTGCTGGACGCGCAGGAGGAAAACCAAGGGCAGAAATAAGCGAATCCTTATTGCGTAATACTCTTGAGCAACCGACTAATAGCACATTAAGCGAACCATCAACACCAAAATCATCCACCAAAGAACTCACAAGAGATGAAATCATTCAGAACAAGATTGAATCTGGAGAGTTTTTACCACAAGAGGACATCGATTACTTACTTTCCAGACCAGAAGTAGCTGCTGCAACTGAAATGCCGAAAGCTAAGGTCAAGGAAACGCCGAAGGTAGAAGAACCAGAAGCACCTAAAACTGAACACGTTCCAGCAGAGAAACAAAAGCAAAACCTGCATACGGATCTTTTCGGGGAACAAGGTCTCGGCATCGTATCCGGTGGTAGTACTCGCGGTGGTCCGGTAAGCACCGCAGACCAGATTGTAAGCAAACGTATCAAGACCGATAAAGAAGGGCTTAAAGAAGCTGTTAAAGCTCAATTACGTGCAGTTCACCAGAACAACGTGGATGCATTATCTCCAATTAAAAAACTAAGTCAAGACGCATATGATTCTGCAATGGACTCTAGCCGGGCGAATAATATCGCGAATGTCATCATCAATGATAAATTTGTGGATATGCAAGGTAACGTAATTGGTGACAGCTTGAAGGACATATTTGGAAAAGTAGCACGTGGACAGGACAAGAACTTTCTGGACTATCTCAACCTTAAACGAGCAACGACCCGTATGAAAAAAGGCCAGCAAGTATTTTCGAGCAAACTAGAAATGACACCTGCGAAAGTGGATGAACGTGTCAAGACGTTGGAAGAACGGTATCCAGGGTTCAAAGAAATTGCAGATGACTATTACAAGTACTGGGATAATATTCTTCAAATGGCTGTAGATGAAGGACTTATAACCAAAGCAGCAAAGAAGGCTATGCAAGAAGCTGAACCTTATTACGTTCCACAGTACAGACAGTTCTCCCTCAAAGAGAAGCCAGGAAGAAGTGTAACTTCTGCTACAGTTAAACCAACGTTCAGTGGTCAGAAGGCTCCTATCAAGGAACTAAATAAGAATGGTTCAGGTAGAGACTTGATCGATGCAAGAAAGACTACGATGGAATCTACGGGGGCATGGACTAACGCTATCCTACGTAACCGTGCCATGCAGAGTATCGTGGATTCCGTAAAACGAGCCCCTGAAAAATTCAATGGTATCATCGAGATCGTGGAACCTCCGAAGTCAAAGGTTAGTTTGGAAGACGTTTTAACTAACGGTGGTCAGGATGATTTCCTTGAGAACCTGAACGTAGACTTTAAAAATCTGTTTAACACCTCAAAAGTCGATGGAGATAATATTGTTCGTGGTATGGTGAACGGTGAACCTATCTATATGAAGGTACATGATCCTGAGATTGTCAAAGCACTTACAACCATGGGACCGCAGACCTCCAGCCTATTGATTGATGGTCTAGCTGCATTCTCAAACCTTACGAAATACAGCGCAACAGGTGTGCTTGCTCCAGTATTCGCGATTAAAAGCGTCACTATGGATTTAGGTCAGTCTGCTATTCAAGCGAAAACCCCTGTTAAACAAGCTGCGTATTCCGTATACGCCATCATGTCAGGTATCGGTGATTCACTCGGCATACCCGGCTTGCGGAATTGGTCACAGGAATATGCAAGACAAGGCGGCGGTTATAGTTACGCATTAAAAGGAGAGCGTAAACTTAATAAAAGTGTATCTGATATTACAAAATATCCGTTATTGTCTGGTAAAAATGCAGCTAAAATGACGGGTAAAGCATTGAAATCACCGTTTACAGTGCTTGAAAAGATCGGTAATATTGCAGAAAACGCACCTCGTATTGCTGCAAGTAGGCTTGAAATGAAACGTGCAGGTGGTGATATCACACCTAAGATCGTTCGAGATTCAATGAATGCAGGTCGTGAAGCGACTGTAAACTACTCACGCAAAGGACTTCATTCACAGGAGATCGAAGCGATTGCCCCGTATAGTAACGCCGCCGTACAAGGAACCAGACGTATATTAGCGGCTCTTAAAAACAATCCAGTACGAACTGCTGCAGCTATTGGTGCGATTGCTGTAGCGCCGAAGCTATATGAGTACTCGCAGTTCGCAGACGACAAAGACTATCAGGAAATTCCGGCACGTGAACGTATGCGTCATATTATTGTTAAGAAGAATGCTGATGGGTCATTTGTTAAGATTCCAATGGACCCGGCTTATGCATCCTTTGGTGAAATGACGATAGAATCATTGAGAGCATTCAAAGACAATGACCCTAAAGCATTTAAGGGTACCATGGATGCATTGGCTAACGCATGGACACCGCCACTACTTACCGGACTATTGCAGGGTGTTACCAAAGGTGACGGACCAGAAGGAAGTCTAGCAGGCGTGGCGAATGCTACGGTATTTGGACCAGCTTCAGCGATCCTCTCCAACAAGAGTTTTACAGGGTCTCCAATTGTATCCGGTGCGTTGGAGGGTAGAAGCAAGAAATATCAGTACGATGAAAAGACAAGTAAGGTCGCGAAGAAAGTTGGAGAAGTCATAGGAGCATCACCTATCCAAGTGGACTATATTATCAAGGCTTATGGTGGTGACTTAGCGAGACTAGTCCTTCCATTGACCTCAGACTTAGGACAAGGCAATACTCGTAATACGCTGCTTAGAAACTTCATTGTTGACCCTACGTTCACAAACACGTTAAGCGAAGACTTCTATGATGCTAAAGACAAGTTGAACCAAGTGTACAAGGATGCTATCGACCTTGATAAGCCTGTTCCAGCATGGTATGACGATGAAATCCGTAAGGCGATCAATTCATCTGCCAAGGGTTCTGTTAATAAGCAGCTTGCTGATTTGCGTGCTTACAAAAAAGTAATTACCACTGACAAGTCACTCACTTCCAAAGAACGAACAACAAAGATTAGAGAGATTCAAGAGAAAATCAACGCAATTTACATCAACGTCAACTCGGTACTTGCTGAACAGGGTGTGATTAAATGATTGAATATGATGAAAGCGAACTAAAACAATCAGCAGTATCGGATGAATTACTATATCTGATACTGCTTTTTCATGGGACCGAAGTGAAGGATCTTTTTTTATACGGCGGTGAAACTATTGTGGAGTGTACTCGAGACGCTGTATGAAATTGCTTACTACTTAATAAAGAACATGGAGTCTCTCAAATGGGAGGCTCTTTTGTTTTACCTGTTCTACCTTTTTGGGAAACGATCAGGGATGAAGATGTTTAAAAAGTTCCTGACCGCTCATTTTCCATATCTAGCGGATGAAAATGAGGACTGGCGAAGATGGGCGACAAACCAAATCGAATTGTTAGGTGGGCGAAAATGGCAGCCGACGAAATTGTATGGTCGTACGAAACAATTAAAGAGACTGGATCGGAAGAACTCAACTACATTATCGAACTTATCACAGGTGGTCACAGACCAGGGAGGGCGATACCAGATGAACGAACAAGAGATAATAATAGCTGACGATGATGGACACGGAATTGACACATCAGGTAAACGTACGCCAATGTTTGCTGATGGTACTTATATGAAGGAAAACGAATTTAACCGTGCAGTTATAGATAAATTGAATGTTCACCTTAAGCGAAATAAATTTCAAGTACTGCATGTATCTGCAGGAGATACGGACGTACCACTTAAAACCCGTACAGACCTAGCGAATAATATAATCCCTAACGGCTTCGGTCGTCCAGCTGATGCTTTTGTATCAGTTCACGCCAATGCAGCTGGGAATGTGTGGAACAGCAAGGTAAAGGGGATTGAGATATTTTATCGCGCTGGATACAAAGAAGGTAAGAAACTCGCACAAGACGTGCAGGAGCATCTTGTTAAAGGTACGCCGTTGATTAATCGCGGATTGAAGACGAACAACCTACACGTCACACGTGAAGCTAAAATGCCAGCGATACTGATCGAGGGTGGATTTATGGACAATCCAGACGAAGCCAAACTTCTGATGTCTGATGCGTACCGGGAGGAATGTGCTGAAGAGATCACGCGCGGTCTATGTCAGTACTTTGGTCGCACATATATAGAAGTAACACCACCAGCCCCACCACTTCCGGTCGGCGTCAATCCGGTTAGCATTGTGATCGGCAACAATGATCCGTACAGCGGTCTGCTTATCAACGGAAGCAGCTGGGTGCCAGCCAAAGAGGTTCTGACTGTACTCGGTGTGAAAACGTGGATGTTCCAGAAGAAATCAATTTATATCGGTGAATCTTCGGTAGAAACAAAAATAATAAACAACACTAGTTATATAAAATCCGTTGATCTCGTATCTCTCGGCATTCTGAAAGGGGTGTTCTTCGATCCAAATGTCGTAAACACCAAACGAGTATTACTATTCCCTAAGGAGGATGTTTAACCATGAATGACATGATGGCTCAAGTTATGGTTTTTGCTTCAGTGCTGGCAGCAGCTGTATTTGCAATCTTACAGGCGGTAAAGGCTATTGTTAGCGTACCTAAAAATCTAGTCCCTATCATCGGACTTATCATCGGACTACTAGCAGGATGGGCCGGATATATCTTCACCGATCTTGATCTAGTTCCGCGTCTATGGGCTGGTGCTTTTGCCGGGCTATCTTCGACAGGTATATTCGAACTTGGCAAGAACAATCCCGGTCACACCAAGTAACGACTAAAAGCCCTTGCCTAGCGCAGGGGCTTTTTTTGTTTATAATGGTGGTAAGGAGTGATTACATGCCTATACAACCAACTCTCATAACTATTCCAATGGCTGAACACGTTTCTTCATATATACTCAATCGCGGAGGGTGGCCCGACTGTACACCTCATAAAATACTCGAACGGGCAACAAGCTACGAAGAACTACATAAATGGATGAGCATCGCAACAAAATCCCCGAGAACCCCATTTCCGACTAAACCCAAACAATCAGATGTATTCTACGTGGTCCACGAAGGAATTTCATATTGCTACATTTACATAAATGGAGAATGGAAACTAGTTGATGCCGCACCTACATGGTTACGGTAATTTCACGATAAAAGTAATAGTTATGTATGGACGGGTGTGCCCGTCAACTCGTAACTACTGTTTAAGCCAGTATTATTTCCGAAATTCTCCAGTTACTCCCCTCTTTAATGATAGAAATCTTTTTGAATAACGCCTGCATGATATCTTTCCGTGTACGTTGTGAATATAACTCCCAATTATCTTTAATCTCATTAATCGTCTTAATCGCACGCTCAGGTGTTAAATGACTAACAACCTCTTTAGGAATTGTGGATAACTTTGCTTCAAGTTCGGTAATCCTGAGCATTTCTTCCTGCATACGTTTGCTGAAATCAGCATACGGCATGTTTCCATCCCCATAAGCAAGCTGCCATCTTTCGCGGCGATCTTCACTGGATCGTATCGCCTTTCTGATTTCTTCTTCTTCACTCTTTGTTTTTTTAGGGACGTGCTTTCTATTGTATTCATCACTAATGATATAAGTAGATTTAAACACGAGTGCTGTTAATTTTTTTTCTGACAACCCACCTTGATCGCACATACCAAATCTGGATTTATTACCGCATACATAATGTCGGTTTTTATTCTCGGTCCGATTATCCGTTACTCCCGTGTAAGAATACCCACACTTCCCACACTTTAAAATCCCTCCGAAAACATATTCTTGCGTGTTTTGTGAGATTGTTCCTTCTCGACGGCGATTAAGTACCGTTTGCGCCTGTTCGAATAACTCTTCGGAAACAATAGGATCATGCTGACCGTCTCTTACGATCGCATCGTCGTCTTTTTTGAACTTATTGTGCACTTTTCCGCAATAATGTTTATTTTCTAGTGTTAATAGAACCTTGCTATGATCCCAACGTGAGCCTTTATTTCTGCGTATGCCATGTTCGTTAAGGTATTTTGCTATCATGGTAGAACCGTCACCGGCTGCGTATCTTTCAAAAATAAATCGAACCCACTCAGCTTCATCCTCTTTAATCAGCAATCTACCATCATCCTGCCGCCGATACCCATATAGATCCACTGTGATGTTGTGTAATCCCTTCTCAGCACGTTTACGCATACCTTTGGTTACTTCTTCACCTAAGTTCTCGCGGAACATCTGAGCGAATATGCCTAGCAAATAAACGAACATTCGCCCCATCGGGTTTGAAGTATCAATCTGTTCAGATAGGCTGATCAATTTAACGTTTTTGGCGTTTACTAATTCAACAAGATCATAGAGGTCTGATATGTTACGAGTTAACCTATCTAGCTTGTGAATGATAACGGTATCAAACATTCCTGACTCTAAATCTCGAATTAACTCTTGCACACCTGGTCGCTTAAGATTCTTCGCTGACACTCCAGGATCGCTATACAGTTTAATTAACTGCATATTGTTAGAATTAACATAATCAATCAATTGGTCATGTTGAGCTTCTAATGAGTATCCTTCTGAACTTTGTTTCTCCGTAGATACCCTTGTATATATTGCAACTTTTGTTTTACTTAACGGGGTACCGTCTGCTTTGACCACCATGTTATCACTCCTTGTCTGTATTGTAGGATAGAGGCAGAAAAAAGACCATACCCGATTGAGCATGGTCTGATTAATTATATTAACCGTCAATGTTTACTCCGTATTTAGTTGTCAATGCAGAGAAAGACTTCTGAAATTCATTTAAATAATTATCTCGTTGTTCTTTATTTTCTGCCATCTCCGTTTGAGCGGTTTCAGCGTCTTCTTGAGTTATTAAGTAAACACCACTTTCATCTACATATTTAAGAAGTGTGATGATATTGTTTTGGCACTTTTCTGCGTAGTCTATTGTATTGATAAGATTATTATGAAGATCTATTATTTGTTGATATTCTCCATAGTCTGCGATGAAAAACTGAGTATCTTTTTTTAATTGAATTAAATCCAAAGCTCTATTTTGTTGTATATCAACAGTTAGATCTTCTGTTGATTGTTGGCTAACTAATCCTAAGTATCTAATCATTAGCGGTTTGAAATCATTTTTATATTTTGTGATCATTTCTTTCATATTTGTTTCTATACGTTCTGTATTAGCTTTGTCTAAAAGTATTTTAGCGTCATTATTTGTAGGATCGTCTATGAGCGCATAATTAAATGATTCGATCGCTTCATCATACTGCTTAGATTTTAAAAATTCTTTTCCTTGGTCCATATTCTTATCAAATTCAGATTGACCACACCCTGATAAAATAAACACTCCTAATATTAAAACTAAAATCTTTTTCAATTTATTTCCCCATTAAGTACCCACATCGGCTGCGGAATTTGCTGTAACATATAATACATCAGTGTAAAACATTGTATAATTTATGTATATAATCAATTTTGAGCAATAATATTCAATTTTTTACCGCTAGGAATTTACAATATATTCATGGTAATATTTTCTTATGGAAGGAGAGACAGCACCATGGAGTATACGTGTTGTTATACTTTCGTCCGGGTCGGAGCAGCAGTTGCCGCTCAAGCCTACTCTTGAATGAACTCATATAAATCGTCAATGTGGCATCCAATGGCTGAAGCTATTGTCTTTGCTGACGACAAAGACATATAGCGTGAATTTGTAGCATAATTGGAAATTTGGGTTTTACTAATCCCAGTAATCTCACTTAACCATTGTTGGTTTTTACCTATTTCTCTGAGTCTTCTACTGAGTAGGCAACGACCAGGTTTGTAACCCATGATCGGCCTCACAATATATTTTTTTATCAAAAACACGAACATAAGTTCTTTTAGTGGCATTTATATGGTATTATTTACGCAACAGTTTGGACAAAAAACACTAAGGGGTTGTTACAATGGAAGATCAGTTGAAACAGTTAGCAAAAAATATTATTACAAGAACAAGTTTGACTGTTGATGATGCCGATCTCGTTAATGATCTTTGTTCCCTGACAGCTTTATCTTTGCTATATTTTCAATTAAATCCCGCACTGCTTCTTCCACCAGAGGATCATCCCTCAAATTAATGTTGTACTTCGCTTCAGCCTCCTTAATAACATTTAAAATAACTGCTTCAGGGAGTGGGCTAGGAACACTCTCCTTTTCAATTTTACCAGTAGTAAGCCACCCTACTTTCACATCAAAAAATTCAGCTATTTTAGCAGTCATTTCATGGTTAGGTTCTCGTTTGTCTATCTCATACATACCTAATGTTGACTTAGCAATTTTAAGAATCTTTGATAATTCCTCTTGCGACAGCCCTTTCTTGTTTCTTAAGTATGAGAGCCGTTCACCGAATGATTTCAAAGAAACTCACCTCCATTAATGTATTATATATCACGTATCGTGAACAATAATCATTTGATCACGATAAGTGAAATAAAAACTTGACGATCACATAATGTGATTGTATACTATGTTCAAGGGGTCACGAAACGTGACTGAAAGGAGGATTACCATGAAAAATCAAAAGATGATTACCCTACGCGGTGACAGGTCCCTGAAAGAGATTTCCGAAGAAATCGGCATACCTTATAGTACTTACGCAATGATTGAAACAGGAAGAAGATTTCCCAGAAAAGAATTAGCAATGAAATTGGCTCGTTTTTATAATGTAACGGTTGACGAACTTTTTTTTACCCTAATTGATCGCGCTTCGTGATCACAATAACTAATAGGAGTGATTATGTATGAACCAATTAAAAGTTATCGAAAAAAATGATCAAAGAGTTTTGACAAGTGAACAACTAGCAGAATCATTCGGAGCAACAGTACCTAAAATCAATTACAACTTCACTTACAACAAAAACAGATATGAAGAAGGCAAACACTATTTTGTTTTGCGGGGTGAAGCTCTCAAAGAATTTAAGACGGACATTGAAATTCCAACTTCGTTAAAAAGAGTACACACATTATACCTCTGGACAGCAAAGGGAGCATTCCTACATGCGAAATCATTGAACACAGATAAAGCTTGGAACGCATACAGTCAATTGGTAGACGATTACTTTAACAAAACGGAACAATTACAACGTGCTGGTATTCCAACGCAAACACCACAAACTATTGAAGATATCTTGATTGCTTCCTTGATAAGCATGAAAGAAATGAAGGTTGAAAACGAAAAATTACGCCAGCAAGTATCACACCTTTCATTAGTAGTAGACGGCGAAGTTGTCCTCACAAAAACCCAAAGATCTGAAATTCAACAAGCTGTACGCCGCAGACAAGGCGAACTAAACCGTGAAGGTTATGAACATCCACACTTTAAGAGTATATACACAGCTGTCAACGACCATTTCAATGTTCCTAGCTACAACGAGATTAAGCGCACCGACTTCGGACAAGCACTAAAAGTTATTGCTGGATGGTACCCAAAGAAGAAAGCGGAGGCTATCTGATATGGATGAAACCAACATTTTAGGAGTATGCCCAACTTGCTATTTAGTTGTACTGAAAACAGATAAAAACTCACTTGAAATTTGCGACGATGGTACGATCGCTTACCACTTTGATTGTGAACCATCACGCATAAAGTACATGAGAGATAACAAGTCATATTGGGAAGCGCAAGGATTGGCAGCGAAAGAACTTAGAGAAAAATGGTCTTGTTCACTAGCTAATCTAGCAGAAAACATCGGAGTTTCTGAAAGCAAACTAAGAAAGTATGAATCTGGTAAACCAGTGACACATGCAAAAATGCTTGGAAAAGCATATGTAATCTACTTTAAACTTTTGGACTATTACGTAAAAGAACAATATTTACAAAAGTAATATTTACCACTCAAACAATTCAATTTTACACAACTAATAACCTTCTGAATAAGAAGATTTTTCCAAGGAGGACAACATGGAAAAGACAAATATCGAGCAATTTCAGAGAGTGAAACTAAATGTTAACAACTTATCCCCAGAATTGATACTGCGAATGAGCAATGAGGTAGAACAGGCGAAGTTAAAGGAGGAGAAGAAAGTTGGCTAAAAAACTCGATGATATCACAAATCGCAGACTGACACTGGTAATTCCATTCAAGCGACCGGACAAGCCCAAGCGTGAAACGCGCATATTCACACCAACATGCGGTTGTGGCGCTGAAGCAGAGTACGAAGTCTACGACAGCTTACAGCCACACTGTAAATCGTGCACTCAGGAAGCCATGACCAGCACGATCAAGCCATTTGTGAGACCGATCGGAGGGTTTGACGATGCAAGCTAATACGGATCCACGTTACCCACAGCCCACACAGTTCATTGTTGATACTGCTGACGGAAGACACATGCAATGGCCTGCTTACGACTATGACGATCTGCTTAGAACACTACACTTTTACGGACACACACCAAAGAAGATTCTGCCACTGAGCGAATACGAGGCTGAAATAGCCGCAAAAGAAGCGCAAGAGGAATTGATCTACCAATGGCAATTGGAGTTAGAAAGAGAGTTGAAAGAATCTGCTTAAAACGGTACTGGACATAATCGAACATTATAAAAAGGGAGACGATGAAATGATTAGAGTAATGGGAACGGCAAATCTAAGATTTAACTACGAAGTGCAGCTTAATATGACTGAGGTTGAATTTGATAGTTTAACTGAATTAAAGCAAAACGAAGTCATTGAGTCAGCAATTGATTGGTTTGATGTATGTTGTAGCGCAGAGGTTGATGAAATCGAAGTAGATGATCTGGAAGAAGTTGAAGTATGAAGGACATTCCGAACAACAGACTATTTTACTTAGAAGCCGCCAAAGAAGCAAAGGCAGCAGGGAAACTAAGTTCAGTGATGTTAAGAGTGTACCTAATGAACTATGTAAGAGCCTATAGACGAGAACAGGCAGCCATTGCAGTGGCCGCCCGAGAAAGACTCTTTGAAAATTAATGTACGTCCATCTTAGCACGAATTAGGGAGGAATGACAGATGCAAGCGATTCGTTTGGTGGGTACCAAGGACATGGAACATGACGAATGGTTAGAGTGGCGGCGAAGTGGCATAGGTGGTTCTGATGTGGCTGCTATCTGTGGCTTGAGCCGTTATAAATCAGCTTTGGAGGTCTACTTAGACAAAATCGGAGAGATACCACCTATCGCAGATAACCCAAAAATGAAGGCTGGACGCATCCTCGAACCAGTTGTAGCTGATTGGTTTGAAGAAGAAACCGGAATTCGTGTTCAAAAGCAAAATTACATCTTCCAACACAAAGATCATCCTTGCATGCTTGCGAACATTGACCGCTGGGTCCCAGGAGAGAATGCCGGACTTGAAATAAAAAACACTGGAGAATATTCACGCAATCACTGGTTCGAAGGTAATACAGAAGTCATTCCGACTGAATACCAATTACAAGCTAATCATTATATGGCTGTAACTGGCGCGGACAAGTGGTATGTAGCTGTACTAATCGGAGGTTGGGACTTTCAGTGGCGAGTAATTGAGCGTGATGAAAACCTGATTAACAGCCTCATCACAATTGAAGAAAACTTTTGGAATGACCATGTGAAGGCGAAGGTTCTACCGGAAGTTAAAGCACAAGACACCAACCTAATGAATTACATGTTCCCTCGTAGCGCCTCTACAAGCGTCAATATAAGCGAAGTCTACTATGACCTTGTAAATAGACTACTTGTTACGAAGACAGCCTTAAAACAGGCTGAGGAAGATCATGAGGACGTGAAAAACAAAGTTAAGCAGTTGATGGGTGAAAATGAGCTAGCAATATGGAAAGATGAAAAACTTTGTTCTTGGAAAACAAACGCACGCGGTAGTCGCGTATTCAAAATATTAGGAGGAAATTAACAATGAATATGACAACGAAAGCAACAACTAGTCAAAGTGATTTAGCAGGAAAATTATCAAGTATAGCTACAACAACTACAACAACACCGACCAAAGGTAAAACCATCAATGACCTGTTCGAACAAATGAAGCCAGCTATTGCACAAGCTATCCCTAAACACTTAACTCCTGATCGACTCCTTCGAATCGCTACAACAAGCATTCGTACTAACCCTAAACTAAAGGTTTGCTCACCTGAGAGCCTTCTAGGAGCCGTTATGCAGTGTGCTCAGCTAGGTCTTGAACCTTCTATTTTGGGTCACGCATACCTCATTCCATATAAGAACAAAGGCGTGGATGAATGCCAGTTCCAGATTGGCTACAAAGGTCTGATTGAACTAGCACGCCGCACCGGACAGATCAGCAGCATCATGGCACAGGCAGTTCACCAGAACGATGAATTTGAATATGAGTATGGAATTGACGAGAAGTTGAGACACGTTCCAGCAGATGGTGATCGCGGCCCTGTAGTGAAGTATTACTCATACGCTAAGTTTAAGGATGGTGGTTACTCGTTCATGGTTATGAGCCGTCAGGACATCGTGATCCACCGCGATAAATTCAGTAAGGCTAAGAACTTTGGACCATGGGTAGACCACTTTGACGAGATGGCGAAGAAGACGGTTCTTAAATCTCTAATGAAATATATGCCGATCAGCGTTGAGTTCCAACGCGCAGTAGATCAGGACGAAACAACCAAATACTTCGATTCTTCTGCTGAAAATATGAGCGAAATTGTAGATGTTACGGATTGGAAAGATGTTACTGAGGAAACGACAGAGACTGCGACTGATCCAAATCAAGGCGAGCTACCCTTCTAATGGAGGGTAGTAGTTAACGGAGTTTACAAAGCCACCCACGCGCGCGTGGAGTTATAAGGAGGAAGCATAGATGAGTAGAGAGATTAAGTTTAGAGCTTGGTTTCGAGATTGGGATAAAAAACTTGGAGAAATGCTGTATGACAGTGAGGGCGAATATCCGGACGTTTCAAACACTGGATTCATAAAGGTTGTTCATGATGGGGTTTTGTATGCAGATGCACCAGACATGGGTTACTACGGTGGTGGTGATTGGTCATACAGAACTGGTGAATGTGAAATCATGCAATACACCGGACTGAAAGATAAGAACGGTAAGGAGATATACGAAGGGGATATTTGCACAGCAGAACAAATGTTATTCCCTCTCACCGGAACTCGCACGGGAATTGTTAAATACCACGATGGAGCTTATCTACTTGAAGATTTAGATGGTAAAGACGGAGACTTTTTGTTCAGTGAAACGGCTGAAACGACGGTAATCGGCAACATCTACGAATCACCGGAGCTAACCCATGGAACGTAACCGTGTTATCCAACAAATGGACAAGCACCTAGAAGTCTGCAAAACGTGCCCGAAGAAACTGGACAAGCGGTGGGCTCACCCATCCTATAACCGGTTGCAAAAACATTACAACGAGAAGTGTCCTACGGGCAAGGAACTACGCAAAGTGGCTGATGATCTCGATCAGATCGTGAAGGATAAACGAAAAAAGAAGGGGATGATCGCATGACCAGTGCAGATTATGAAAAGTTGGCTCGACGTGAGATATCGGAGAACGGCAATGTATCACCTTCACTCGCCATCAAGATGCTGATACACATGAAATCTCTTGAAACACCAAGAGTGCAGATTGATAAGCGGCTGCTGGATCGGAGCTATGGATTCAAGGCATCCAGAGAGAGGAAAGTGAGCGCATGACTAGGCAGGAACGGATTTCTGCTGAAATAGAAGTATGGGAAAATGCCGTACTCGTCTACACCAAAAATATGGAGGAAGACATCAAGTACGGCGACTATGGAGGCATGCAGTACAGCAAGCATATGATTCAGTTTAGTCAGAAGAAAGTGGAGGAACTTGAGGTAGAACTGCAGCAGCTTAGGAGTGCTTAATCTTTGACGTATTCCAAAATATCGCTTATATCACATTCAAAAAAAGTACAAAGGGTGTTGAGCGTAGCGAACTCGATGCCCTTAGCTTCACCCTTATACAGTTTAGTCAGTGATAGCCTAGTGATTTCAGTTTCTTCAGATAGTTGACGGATACTTTTGATTTTCTTATGGCCCATTAGAATGTGCAATTTACTATTTATCATGATTTACACCTACCGTGTGGAATTTTTCTACTTTATCCTACTTTGTACTATAACGGACTAATTGCCATACAGTAAAACTTTTCATCAAAATGGTAATAAAGTAGTTGCCATTTGGTAGTTAGTAAGTTACAATTAACTTAGTTAGTAATCAGGAAATAAATAAAGGAGGAATAACCGTGAACGAAAACAGCTTAGAGGTTAAGACGTTCCCATTGAGACTACAAACAAACTTCAGCGAGGTTGTTTCCAAGGCCGCAAAGCTAACGCCTTATAGCAAACATGATTGGGTGGTGCAAGCGATCAAGGAGAAGCTAGAACGCGATCAGGCGGTGTAAATATGGCAGGAGCGTTTCAAACTAGCCGGGAGCTATTCGACAATCCCATATGGAAAAACATCGTAGAGTTCAGACTTTTCTTCCTTATATATGGTAAGGCCGTGTACTCGGAAGATGGTGTTAGATTAGCCGACGACCTAATTTTGAAACGTGGGGAGTGGTGCCGATCGACTCGAAAGCTTCAGGAAGACCTTACTTATATAGAAAACAGACAGATCAAAACTTACTCAACTTCAGTGATTCACCGTGCTATAGTTTCACTCGTTAAAGCGCAAAGGTTATGCACGAGAAAGCATGAACTTGGAACAGTGTTTACAGTGCTTAATTATGAGCAGTACCAAGGGTTTGATAATTATAAAAACAGCAACTTGGAACGGAACTTGGAACAGTCGGGGAACAGTGTTGGAACAGTGGAGGAACAGTCGGGGAACAATAATAAGAAAGTAAATAAAGAGAATAAGGTAAAGAAGGTAAAAGAAGAAAAGATATATCCACCCGAATTCGATGAATTCTGGAATGTGTATCCTAGGAAACTTGGAAAAGTTGAAGCATTTAAAACATGGACAAAGGTTATCAAGAACGGCGAATCATCAGAGATCATTATCAAGTGCGCTACGAACTATGCAACAGACTGCGAGAACAAACAGACGGAGCAGCAGTTCATAAAGCATCCGAAGACCTTTTTAAATGATGAGAGATACAAAGATTACACTTTGATAGCTGTTGGAGGTGGTAACGGTGGAAAGTATGGGACAAGTTATGCAGGGCCTTCTGAAGCGAGTCGAAAAGCTGCGAGCAGAGGCTCAGAACGATTCATTGGAAGTCCCGGAAGTGAATCAGGACTTACCACAGATGAAGTTAGAAAGCTCGCCAGCAATTTCGAATGAAGGTTGTCCCAAATGCAACTATACCGGGACCATCAATTCATTCAGGTGGGAACAACCAGATGGTTATCCTATTTCGATCCAAATAGCTGTAGTCGAGAATTGTTCCTGCCACGAAGAACGAATGTTTAAGAAGTACAACGCGTCGGAGACATTCAACGCCAAGGAACGGGGATACACTTTCAAAACAGCAACGATCGATAACATGAATCGTGAACAGTATGGTAAAGCCATCGACTTCGTAAAAAACATAAAAAAGCACTTGAAAGACGGAACATGGCTATACATCTTCGGTGATGATGCGAGAGTAACTGAGGTATCGAGAGAAAAAGGAGCTATCCTAAACGCTTACGGTACCGGAAAGACATATCTCATGCAGTGTATGGCTAACGCATTCTCATTACGCAAGATACCAGCCATCTACGTGACCGAGGAACAGCTTTTCAACGATATTAAGTCTACTTATAGCAGGGACAGCGAAGAGAGCGAGGACGAAGCCCTACAGCGGTATTACAGCGTACCAATCCTGATGATCGACGATATCTTTACCGCACCTTACAAAGAATGGGCTGAGGGTAAGCTTTATAGCATCCTAGACGAGCGTATGAAGAACGACAAAGTAACGATCATGACCAGCAACTACTCACTAGGACGCATACACGAACGCTTAAAGATAAACGGTGGGAAGATCGGCAGCCGCATAAAGGGACAAGCCGAACAAATTGAAATGTTGGGACCAGATAGAAGGGTGATGAAAAGAGATGAACCAGCGTAAGGAGATCCACGACTACGACCTATACGACGAAGACTTTCGAGAATGGTGGCGGCGCGGACTAGAAGCATTTGGTATGGATCCTAGCATTGCAGATGCAGAAGAGGAGGAAGCAGCCTAATGCGAAGAGTGCGACCCATGAGAATCCTATGTAGACTATTCGGCCACAAGTACGACTACAACATGCGGAGATGGCACAAACGGTGTAAGCGGTGTGGGAAGACGGCGTTGTGAGAAAAAATAAGGAGGGTGAAGGAAATGGAGAAGAAGAGTATCAATTTTTGGAAGACGAGTAATGCAGCAGTGGAAATTGTTCAGATGTGCTGTCCGTTTTGTGATGGTGAATGGTATGAACTCGATGATCATGAACTGGAAGATTGTCCTTTGTGTGATGCTGAATTTTACGAAAATCCAATGAGAGAAAGCTATGATTCCGAAACGTACACACTTATTGTTGATCATAAAACAGGAGTTCCAAGCTTGATCAAAATGGGGGAGTACGAACCTGTAGTGCGCGATAGCGCCACCGACCCGACCGAATCACCCAGCGTAGCGGCAGCCGAAACAGGTATAGGGGGTTCCTATGAGTAAACTAACAGAGATCAAAGAATATGTGAATGGAACGGATGAAAAGAGATTTATTCCAGGAATAAGGTATTTTGAAGATGTATCCTACCTACTTTCTCTCCTAGAAGAAAAGGACAAAGCCCTAGCGTTCTATGCAGACGGAAATCATTACACGACTGAATATTTAGGAAAAGGCATGGCAGAAACGAGAGTAAGAGAACGAGGGGAAATCGCCCGTAAAGCCCTTAATACATCATCTAACAACGAAGGAGAGATATAGATGAAACCAGAAAGATTAAATGATCTGAAAACAACACCTATACAAATGTGGTTAGACAAGGACCGTGTTGAGTTGCTGGCTGCTCTAGAAGAGACAGAACACCTCCTTACGGATCACGGACCAAATGGCCGCAACTACACCAACGATCAGTATGTAACACTTCGTCTTGAACTGGACTCAAGTACAAAAATGATCAATCGATTAGAAAAGGAGTTAGCAGAGGCACAGCAGCAAAAACTTAAATACAAAACAGAAGCTGAGCGTCTGAACGAGATATGCAAACAACTGGCTGGAGAAGAAATGCTGTTTCAAGATGGTGAATACGAAACTGAAATGCAACGGTTATGGAATAGGTCGGTTGAATTGCAGCACCAACTAACCGGTAAAACCGAAGATTTGGCAGAAGCCCGGCAGCAACTTGTAAGTAAAGCTTTGGAGTTGACCCAGGCTGAGCAGACCATAGCCCGGCAACGGGAGGGACTGGATTTCTATGCTAATCAAGAACATTGGGAGCTGCCAAGCTTCGGTAGAGGTCAATCAAAGGTTACGAGCGACAGAGGAAGTAAAGCACGTGAACTGTTGAAGGAAGGGAGCGACAAGGCATGAACCAAGAAAAGCCAATCGTAATAACGGTTTTGGTCAAGGGCGGTGGATACGAAAATATAGGTATCCTGCCAAGTATGATCGGACCATTAGCAGAAGCAATTCGCAATAAAGGGTATGAGGTTGCTCATCTGCCTAGTAAGTCAATAGAGGTTGAAGGCATCCTAATAACGGGAAAAGGGATCGGTGAGCGAGTTATCATGCTCGGAATGGAGGGAGCCAAGGCATGATGATCTTCCTTTGTCTATGGATTGCTGGGTTATCAGGTTTTTACTGTGGGTACAAACAGGCTGAAATTAAGTACAAGCCGAGGGAGGGTAAGTCATGACACAGGTAAAGGATAAGACAGACCAGCAGCTTAACCGGGCACTGGCGGAGTTGATGGGGTACAGAGTCTACCACTATGACAAAGATGTGCTGGGGCGCTGCTATTTTGAATTAACAGATCCTGAGGGATGTTCGGAGATTGTATTCGGTGGAGAACGTAATACGGAGCTTGAAGCATGGGCTGACGTTCCTAACTACTGCAATGACCCTGCTGCCAGCCTAGAGGTACAGGCAAAGGCGCTTGAATTGAATTACAAGGCGTATATTGACCACTTGGATGAGTTCGTAAACACTGATGAACTCACGATATGTTCAGAACCAAGCTATAGAGCTATAGCAAGTTTGTTGCTCGCCAGCCCACGAGAGAGGGCAGAGGCGGCATATATCACGCTACAGGGGTAGGGGAGAGGAGATGGATATATGAGGGAGATCATTGTCGATAACTTCGCCGGCGGAGGCGGCGCATCCACTGGCATTGAATTAGCAACTGGGCACAGTGTAGATATTGCAATTAATCATGATCCAGCAGCTATCGCAATGCATAGGGTAAACCACCCAGAAACTGTACATTATTGTGAATCGGTATGGGATGTAGATGGTAAGGATTATCCTAAAACGGCTCAGGTAGCCAGATGCGGAAATTCAGTGCCTCCACAATTTGCTGAAGCTCTAGTAAGGGCTAATCTACCAGAATTGTGTACCGGATCTGGAAACTTACTGACTCTTGAAAAGTATTCAGAAGCAGTTGGACAGCTCGAATTATCTATGTAGATTGCACCATATATCGAATACTTTTAATTGGCCGACAGGCTCCCGTAACGACCGAATAGGCGCGAGCCGTAAGAGATCATTCAGATCATTAAGGGAGTAGGAGTATCCCTCCTCTCCCAAAGGAAGAGTAGACGCATAACGCGCAGGAGGGGAAAGCATGAATGTTACCATCCGAAAAGCAACGGAACAAACTTTTTGGTATGCGGATTGTATAGGGGAATCCTTCGCTGTATGTGAAATTCATGATGATCATGAACGAGGTCAATATACAGTTAATGACGGAGAATACAACAGAATTATTCTCAAAAGAGATTGTTGGTAAAGTACATTTCGAGATACAGGGACAGAGAGGGTTAATAGCTCTCCTCTCCCACAAGGAGGATATAACATGAAACTGAAATATACATGTCCACACTGCAGGATTAAATCTTACTCAAAACTTTGGAATGCCGAGACAATGAAAAAGTACGGAACATACTCAGATGAAATTTGCGAGATTCAACAAAGGGAAAACAATTCATTTCACATTTGCCCTAATCCAGAATGCAGAAAAGAGTCAGAAATGTTTAAAGGTGATTTGATCAAGATCGGGGAGGAAGCCCAATGACACAAAGGGACTGGCAAAAGGATATGGATGATGTACAAGGCTATCTGAAGAATAAGCACCTAGTCCACCATAATGAACAGACTTTAAGAGGGGAACCAGTTGCTGAGGTACTTCAATACTGGCTCCAAGAAGCCAAAGAACTCCAAGAGATCGTGTCGGGACGTGGTAGAGAAATACTAAGACTTCGCAGCTTATTGGGAGGTCTCAATGATGAACTGACAGCAACAGAAGACCGCGCAGACGCAGCAGAGGCACGGGAACAACAACTAAAAGAGGTGGTACAGCTTGCGGTTAATGATCTCGGACTTTGGGACGACAAAATAACGGCGGCGAACGTTGTGTTAGGACAATTACAGCGCGTCTTATCCACCCTTTACCCAGATACCCCAGCACCCAAGGAGGAAACTGATTGGATTAACGAAGAGTCTTGTGCCCGTTGTGGAAGAAATAAGCCCGTTGAAGGATATGAATGGTGTTCAGAGTGCCGACAGGATTTGGAAGCCAAGGAGGGCGAATAGACATGCCAAAGTACAGAAAGAAACCTGTGGAGATAGAAGCTATCAAATTTGAAACAATCGGAGATGTGTATGACTTTACTGAAGGTAATATGACGCAACCGTTAAACGGGAAAGTAGGGATAATTACGCTTGAAGGAACAATATGGGCATCACCCGGGGATTTCATCATCAAAGGAGTAAAAGGCGAGTTCTACCCTTGTAAGCCAGATATATTCGCAGAAACCTATGAGGCGGTTGAGGAAGGAGATAACCAATGACACTCAAAAAAGGCGACTGGATTAAATTTAAGGCTGGCGGGGTTGGGCTGATCACTAGAATGGCGAAAGATAGAAGTTGGGCAGATGTTGATTGCGGACGTTGGTCGAAGAGAGTTCCTGATCCTGATAAGCATCTAGAACGAATTGAGGGACAGGAGGCTTACCAATGACACTCACAAGGGAAGATAACGATATACCGAAAATAATACGCCGAAACTTATTTCAACAAAAACATGGTATGCATTTCGACTTAGAGGATGTCCTTAATGATTCTGATTTGATGGAGAAGATCATCTATCTTTATGACATCGGTATAACAGTGAAGATGATAAAGGGCGCTTACTCTGACATTGAGAATGAGAGAGGCGAAGATAACCGAACAGTTACAGAGTCTATCGAAGGCAGAGAGTATTACTGATTGGCCGTCAGGCCTCCGATTCGACCGCATTACTTAGCGTAGCGGAGGCCGCAGGGCTGGATGAACTTATAAGGGGGCTGAGACCCCACACATTTAGGTATAAGGGAGAGAAGAGGATATGAGCAATATCATAGTAAAATATGTCACGAAAAGAGCGTATTGCAAATGCTGCAGCCAGAAACTTCCGCAGATCGAAACCAGCAATGAAAAACAGTTCACAATCAGAAAAGAGGACGTAACCGACTGGGCAGAGCAAGAAAGTTGGCAGAGTGCATCTGATAGTCCTGGCGAACTTTACGAGATGGTTAGAGAATTTACGAATGAAATTATAAGTTTCCATGCTGCTGATATGACCGACCGTGTTGTCATTGAAAAAATGGAACTGGATAGAGTGAATGAGTTTATCACGCGAGAAGTTTTGTATCAGGCCGTCAGGTCATCGAGTCAGACCGAATAATCCCAGTGAAACGGGGGCCGGAGGAGATTTAAACCTTCTGCTTCCCATAAAGAGAGGAACAAGACACTATTATAATCCGAAAGCGAGGTAATCAATTATGAGTAGTGGAATCAAACGTCATCGTCGTATATCCCCTATGCCAGTAGTATCCAGCTTTCCACCACCAAACAGAGTAACGATGCACAGTGAAGTCACCACATGGAAAATGACAGCGGAGGATTGGGAGAAGTACGGACCATACAATCCAACGCCGCGGAATAAGAACCACTACATGTCAGGTAAGAAAGGTGGGAAGAAGAATGAAAAGCAAGTACGGGGCGAAAAAGACGCAAGTTGATGAGATAGTTTTCGATTCACGAGCAGAAGCCAAGAGGTACCGTGAATTAATGCTCCTGAAACGCGCTGGAGAGGTCACAGAGGTCGAGTTACAGCCATCATACGTATTAATTCCCGGATTCAAGCACAAAGCCACAGGCAAGCGTGTACAAGCTATCACATACAAAGCAGATTTCTTGGTCACATATGCAGATGGACATCAAGAGATCGAGGATGTGAAAGGGATGAAGACTCCTGTCTACTCACTTAAGAAAAAGTTATTCATGCACGCTTATCCAGACTTGCAGATACGCGAGATAAGCGCATGATGGCGGCATGGATCAACATAGGTGAGTCCTATGAGCTTGTAAGCGAATATGGAGACCGTGTAGGCACGCTAATAACGTTAGACAAGCAAATACATCACCGCAACTTAAAGTCGCTGTATGAGCCTCCTATTGGCTTTAGAGTAGATAAGTATAAATTCATCGAAAAGAGACTTGTGAAGAGAAAATCAGCGTGAAATAAAGTTGAAGAAAAACGAAGAAATAAAGAGATAATAGTACAATAATCGCAGTAAATATAGTATAATATAGGTAATATCAAAACATTTGGACGAAAAGAGGGGTATTCGTGGAAATATCGGAATTAGTAGCTAAAAGGGAACAGTTACAGTATGAGTTGAACACGGAAAATCAGCGCGGAGCCGTAAAGGATGGAGCTAAGGTTACTCAACTAGAAAACGACATCAAAGCTATAGATATTACCATCGAAGAACAGAGTAAGGCTGAGGAATTACAGGCAGTTACGGCAGAAGCTGCAAAGTTTATGGATAGTCTGGACTTTGAAGGTATAGATCCTAAGGATCTATTTATCAACTACAACGAGGAAAAAGCAGAGGCATCTTATAATTATGTTAACTCTGTGATCCAAAACGCCATCGTTGAAATGAAAAAGGTAAACTTACTTAGAATCAAAGAACTTGAAAACACTAATGCAGCGTTACAAGATAAATATAATCAGTCTGAAGAAGCAAACGAAGCCCTGAAACACATTGTTGATACTGCTAAATTAGATATCAATGACGCAATTAGTAAGCGTGATGCAGCTGCTAAGGCGCTTGAAGAAGCAAACGAGGAAATCACCAGATTGAATAGTCATTTGGAGGATCTTCGTAAAGAAATTGCAATTGGAGCCGCAAATGCTGCAAAAGTAGTAGAGGTAGATGTCCGGTCAGCTCGTGATAAGTGGGAAGAAGAACGCCGCAAGGAGGAAGAATCCAAGGCTGTCATTTACAACCTACGTTGGGAAGATGATATCAGACGTACTCATTACCTTGCAGAACTTGCAGAGACAGATGAAACTATTCGGTTTAAGTACTTGGAGAAAGGAAAATATCGGGTGGTGACCAGCGAGGATGCAGAATCGTTTCGCACCGCCTACCTCCAAGAGCAAGAACGTAATCATGAGGATATGGCACAACATAGCAGTGTGGAGGACGAGCCAGTAACGGTTCCAGCCTTTCGAACCGAAGAAGAGCCTACCAACGAAGGCACAATCATTGGATTGGCTGAAAGCACATCAAGTATGGCTGGATCGACTGTTGAAGAAAGACTCGAAGCGCTTGAGTTAGCTGTATTTGGATCAGTGAGGGATGCAGCCTAACGGCTGCTTTTCTCTCATGAAAAAAGGCGATAGAGTACTCCATAAGTCAGGAAGTAAAGGGGCAGTAGACCGTATTACAAATCCATGGGTATTCGTGGTACTTGATGGAATGAACATAGCTATACCGTACAGTATAAGTAGTCTGGAAGTAATCGAAGAGAAATAAAAAGTTATCTATAGGGGGGATAAACATGAAATGGCAAGATTCGTACAATGATACAGTTTCTGAATTACGTATCCTGCAAATTCGTGAGATGGAGATTAGGAGACGGGTAGATATGGCCCATGCAGTGTTATTCTCAGGAGGGATGCCGTCATCTATTTACTGCCATATACCACTTGATAAAGGGATCGAGAAGTATAACGCAGCAATTGATGAACTGGAATTAATACAGGCAGAGGTGGACCATCTACAGAAAGTTAAAAACGAAATGGAACAATACGCAGCTCAGTTCGAAGGTCTGGCAAATGTAGTTATATACAAACAGATAATTGAAAACAAAACATACCGTCAGATGGCACCGGAACTTGGATATAGTGAATCTTATCTGCGGAAACAAGTTATGAAAAGGAACAAAGAGGGAACACAAACTACAAAAGCATCATGATATTGTGTAAGTATGAGGAATTGGCATTCGGTAGCGCGCGAACCGCCCCTAAGTGCTGATTCCTCGTCACTTTCATTCACTAATGTTCACTCCTTACTGAGCGTCGATTGCTACGGGGCGGCGCTACTTTTTTTAGCAACAACCGCACACTACGAAGGTGACAGACTCGCTCCTAGTGGTGGTGTGGAATTGTATATAGATGCGATTGCATCAAGCGTAAGAGTGACGCTCAATGCCGTTGCTCTTTTTTGTTTTATAAATATGAAGAAGAGGATGATGAACGTGGAAGAAGAATCAGTTTATCTTCACATTGGCAATGGCGGCGTAGTTATATCGGCTGGTAAGGATGATGCTGGTTATCTAGTTTTGAGCATAAGGGTGCATCACTTCAATCAACAGACCAATCATATTCAAATTAATACAAGTGCTAAAGGATTGAAAGAAATCGGGCAAATGCTTATTGCTGTATCAGAAAAGAAGTACAGAGAAGGTGAGATTAAAGCAGATTTGGTGAGCAAAGAACCAAATGTTGAATGTAGTGGATCTTTCTCCGGTTCGACCGAATAATCTTAACGAATGTGGAGGTCGTATAGGGTTGAAGAAATCAGACCGATGGATATACCTCTTATACACATCAATGTTTATAGCATACACAGGGATCATTTATTTAACTTATTACTGGAGGTGATAGAGATGGATGATGTAATCAGAGTGAAGATTGATAATGGATATGCCATGAAGCATAGAGGACCATTACCGACGGAGGAAGTACAAGAAAAAGTTCTTAGTGCTGCTGGTTGTTCAGCCATTTGGGATGATCCACAAAGTGGAGATAGAATATTCTCGGTTGAGAGGATGCCAGAAAATATGCTGATGTTCGGGATTAAGTGGATATTAGTTTAGAGAGAGGTGAAAACAATGGCAGGAGGTAGACCAAGTAAGTATTACTCGAACGTTGAACCTAAACTCCTGCTCATTGAAGCATGGTGCAGGGATGGTTTAACTGAAGCTCAAATATGTGACAATCTTGATGTGAGTCAAGAGAGTTTCATCCAGTATAAGAAACAGTTCCCTGAATTGGTTGAAGTCTTAAAAAAGGGTAAGGAAGTAATCGACATAATGGTCGAGAATGCGCTACTTAAAGCAGCTCTTGGTTATGAGTATGAGGAAACAAAGGAAACGGCTGATGGATTTGAGAGAGCAAAGAAGGTGGCACATCCAAATACAACAGCACTTATATTCTGGCTGAAGAACCGCAGACCTAAAGAGTGGCGTGATAAGCAAGAACTGGAACACAGCGGTGGTGTGAACTTCGTTGTGAACCGAAAGAAGGTGATGCCAGATGCCGGAGATTAACATAGACATCGACATTGACGGGATAATGAACAAGTGGGCGCACAAAATCATAGACGATCATAGTCGTTACCTAGTGTTGTA